TTAGATACACATTGAGTTCCTGTATATCTTCTTAATAGACTTCTCATTGTGCTTTCTGCTTTGTGTTTACTTTCGGCAGAAGAATATGTCTCTTCGCCATATAGATTATATGCAATAGGTTTTAAATCGTCTACTTTGTATTTGCCAAAGAAAGAACCAGTTAATAGTTTTCTGATACCTTTCTTAAAGTGTTCTTCACTCTCAAATATCTCCATAGGTGTCTTCATCTTACCACATCTAATACCAAAACTATGTGGCATATAAGACCACGCCAATGATAAACCTTCTTGGTGTGGTTTAATAACTTTATCTTTAGTCAATAGATTTTTGCAATCAACTGCTCTTAACTTAGCCATCTTCTCTTGTCGCCAAGTTTTATCTGTACTATAATAAGGAAAACCTTTTGTTTGCCAGAAAGTATAAACTTCGTCTATGTTCTTTTCTAGTTCAGTTTCATCAACCTTCTCGCCTTTTAGATTACCTTTACTAGTGATTAAGTCTTCACCTTGTATATCTACAAAAGCTGCTAAACTAGCACTACCTTTTATGTCTGTTAACTTTTTCATTATTCCTCGTCTGGTCTAAACTTTGCTCTCATCTTTAATAATTTAGGTAAGTATACTACAACGAATACTATAATCCAGAAACCTAATACTAATCCTAGAAAGAACCATCTGTATTCTGAAAATATAATACCTATTGAAACAAACGATACCCATACTATATCCATTGCACTATGAAATATCTGCCACTTCTTGCCATATTTCTTAATTAGTTTTTCTCTTTTCTTTGCCATCTTTTTAGATAGATGACGCAATATAACAAAGCCTTCATTTAAGACCATTGTCAAATAACCTAATATAAAAATTAATGTAATCATTGTCCTTGACTATCTGCCTTTCCTGTACCTCTACTATTTGTTGGTACTTTATCAGAATAGGTAACCGTGTTGCCGTCTCTTGCCTCTTGTTTTCTTATACTTGTTAAGTCAGGCATAGGTGCTGTTCCTTTATCTTTGCCACTTTCTACTTCGTATTTGTTAAATCTAGGTTTCTTTGATTTATCTAAACTACCTACATCTAAAGGATAACCAGGTCTGCATTTAGTAACCTTGCCACCTCTTTTTAAAAACTCTTCTATTGTTTCTTTCTTCATAGATATTTCTTTTTGTACCAACTATAAAATTTCTTATCATTAAAGTATTGTGCAATATGATTAGCAGGCACTTGGTCACTTCTAATACAATCTGCGATATCCTGATAATCTGTAATATCAACTTTAATTTGTTTGTCTTGTTTTATTTTACTTAATGCCATTAATGTTCTTTTTCCGTTTTCGCTCTTGTAATATTCTGCCATAATTAGGCCAACCGAAATCATCAGGATGCTCGTCTGTATATCTCCAACGAATAACTCCTGTACTTGGGTTCCTCTCGTATATCTTTTGTCTTACTTGTTTTGTTCTTTTCGCCATTTATTATATCCTTCTAACCACTCTTCTTGTGGAGTATCTTTCGCTTCTCTTGCTTTGTCTTCATACTTCAATATTAAATTTGATAGTTGTTGAAATGGATAGTTTCTAGCAACCATATCGTTTCTGTGCTTTTTCAAGTCTTCTAATAATTCTTCAAATAACATAATACTCATACGCTATCATACTTTCCCGAACCTGTCAAGCAGGTCTAATCTTTTAAAGTACGATTTCTCATATACCTCTTTATCTAGTTCAATACCTATATATTGTCTTCTCATTTCTTTTGCAATCCAAGGCACAACACCTGAACCTGCAAATGGGTCAGATACTATATCTTGTTCTTTTGATAGGTATTCTATTATTAATTTAATGAAGTTGTCGTTCCACACATATAGGTTGAAAGGACCTTTTACATTACCTAGTCTTTTCGTATCATACACTAATATGTTCTTTAACCAATCACCACTTCTTTTGATTGTGCCTTTCTTTGTAAATACTAAACAATGTTGATAATTGAAATAGTACATATCTCTTTTATCTACTGGATAGTTTCTGACCATTATCTTATAGTCTTTTAGACAATATCCGTTTCTTAACATTGCATTGTAATATGTAATATGATTAGGTAGTATCTCGCCATTTATCTTTCTATCTGTTTGTGATATAACTACGAAACCATCATCTTTAGTTGTTCTCGCCATTTCATCACACGCTTGATTTTGTAATACTTGATACTTCTTAACATCTTTACCATAAGGCGTTTGTGATATATCTGGTAAACTAGTAAATGTTAAGTTAACACTCTGGTCTGGCATTTGTTTAAATACATCAAAGGCGTCTCCGTGTATAAACTGATTAATTATATTCTTCATATTCTTTCCACTTCTTTCTCATTTTTACATATGTCAAGTCATTACAAACTCTATCTCTTATATTCTTAAATATTCTAGCACTCTTTGCCTTATCACTATACAATGCGTCTTTCTCTTGTGGTAATACTTTACCATTACTATCATACTTTCTTCCGTCTTTATGATTAGCGTATCTTCTCGCTCTAGTGAAACCCATTTCTAAAAACTTTCTACACATATCCATACCGACAAAATCATCTTTCAATCTGTAATCACAATACAAATCATATATCTTGTTTGCTGATTGTGTTGCAATATCTGGTGTTTTAAATCGCCAGTATTTACATATATCATTTGTGTATGGTCTAACTAATAATACGCCTTGTTCACCACGACCTATTCTGTATAGTTTTCTAATATCTTGTTTTGTAAAATCTAGTTTCTTGTAATCTAATTTATAATCAAACTTTTTCATTAATATATCTCTTCAATTCTTTATCTTTGACATCTTTAGGTATATCATTTAGATAGAATATTCTATAACTATCACTACCATATTTACCTATGCCGTGTAAATCTTTTGCGTCTTTATAATCCCAAGTTAGAAAGTCAACACTCATTTGTTTCAATCTCATCAATCTTATATTAACCATACCTAGAGGTTCTAACATCTTCTTTTGTGTATTACTATTACCTCTAATAAATTTTATAGGTGTAGGATATCTCTTAAATAATTTAGGCAACACTCGTTTTACTTGTACTCTATTTGTAAGATTTAAACATATGACACCTACCATATGTTGCCATACTGATTTAACTTGTTGTTGTACCATCAATTCTTTTTTCATTATTTAGGTCTCTTACTTCTCTTAAATAGATATTCAGCGACTTTGTATATTCTATGTAAATTAGTCACCTCATCTTTCCAATGTTTTGCCATTAGTGGTTCTGCAATTCGTCTTATTGCTTTGTGTTCTTTAGATTGTTTTACGCCTCTTTCAAAAACAGCGCCACCTGATAACTTCTCTTCTTTTTCAAACTCATTTATCATATTGATATTTACATAATATAACTTTAATAGAACCTGCACCTCTTGTACTATATCTATTGAAGACATTTATATCGTTAAATAATACTGCCTCTTTCTGTTTACAAACTATTCTACATCTATCTACTTTGTTTACTACTTCAATAAAGTTTTCCATTTCAGGTAATACTTCTTCCAGATATACTACAACATTTATATTTCTATCTCGTAAGATATCTTCGTTATTACCGATATAAACAACTGGTCTTTCTAAACACTTACCTTCTGTTATAGTATCAAGTTGTTTTACTATCTTATCTATTTCTGCGTTTGCTCTATCTGACTTTTCATTGTGAAATGCTGATACATCAAAATCTAGTTCGTGTATATCAAAGCCACTTTCTTTAAATAATTTTTCGTCTATGTATTTCATTTTTTTATCTCTGGTATATAATATGCAAAGTGTATTACTCGTCTAATACCTTTACCATTGTTTGCTCTATGAAAGAAACCAGGTGCCTGATTTAACCACATATATTCTCCTACTTCAGGATAAATTCTATGTGGAGCACTATTAGTTTCTTTTACTTCTATATAGTTATCGTTTTCTTCTGTACCTTTATCTAGGTAGACTAATATATTTGAATTAAATTTATCACCATAAACATAGTCATTATGAAACTCGTTGTTTTCTTTGGTTACATTTTGCCATAGTCCTGGTCTTTCAGTTAACTCATAGTTATCAAAAGTCTGTACAATTTTATTCTCTAATTGACCTTGTATATGTCCTAGTGTTCTTTGTTGATACTCACTTAAATTTAAATCATTTGTTTCATAATCTATTTCAGGAAAGTTTATGTTGTCAAATGCTTTGTAATCAAAGTCAACTTTGCCTTTATAGTATCCGTGTATAAAGAAACTCATCATTGTATACCACCTGTGATAGTATGTACTTCGTCATTAGATAATCTTCTGCCTACACACCAGAATACATTAGTACCTGTGCCTGTGTCAACATTTTCAAGCATCCATTTATATGCTTTCGCTTCGTATAAGTCGTCTAGTTTAAATGATGATTGTTCTGGTTGATACTCTTTCTCATCATACATAGGTGTATCAATAGTAATATTGAGAGGAGTACTATAACTTGTTTTGGGAGTGTAAAATTCAAAGTCATAATCGCCACTTTCTAAACCAAAATAACTTCTTATGTTTTTAGTTCTATCTGGTCCTACACCGACACCGATTATTCGTTTGACTTTCTTATTGTATTTCTTAATACCATACATAACGGCAGACATCTGAATACCTACACCACAACTCATAACTAAAGTATCCATTTCATCTGGTAAATTCTTTGCTTGTTCACCATTAGTCTCTAACATTAATTCAGGTTCTTGCATAATCCATTTATCAAAAGATGTATAGAAATAATTGTTTTGTTCTATTATATCTCTAGTTCTTTTTGCAAGTACACTATTGATACCGTGACCTGCAACTATTCTAATCTCACCACCATAATATTGTGCAAGTTGTATTATGTGGCGTTTCTGTAAAGTTTCAGGTTTAGTACCACCAACTGCAAAAATTGAATTGAAACCATACTCTTTTGCAACCCTACTGATAACACTAGCGGTAGGACTATGTACTGAAACAGATTGTATAACTCCGTTATTGTGTTCATTTTTTATCTTATCTTTATACTTTTCAAACAAGGCGATTGTCTGTCTCATCTTACCACCATTAACATCGCCGTATGGTGCAAACTTATCGTCTCGTTTAAAGTATATATTATTGTACTTTTCTATGGGCGTCAGCATTAAATAAACTTCTCACTTGTTCGTTGGCAACTACATCTATAACTAAATGTGTTCTCCAATCATTACCATTATTAATCGCCATATGTGGTTTTCTAATATCTAGGTACCAACAATGACCTTCTTCCATATTTACTTTAACTTTAGAACCTGTCGTTGACCAACTTGTAAACTCTACATTAGGATTAGTCTTAATAGGAATATGTATTCTCATTAACTTACCATCTTGTATACCGACATCTGGATCCACTTGGTCTGTATGTCGTTCTAGTTCACCACCACCAGGTTTTAGTTTCATAAATCTAACTCTATGTATTTCTGTTTCAAATACATCTAATATCTTTTCTACTAATGGAAACTTCTTACGCCAATCTGTATCTTGCATTTCAAAGTGTTCGTTCTCATTTTCTTTCTGCCACTTCTTATTCATTTCAACAGGTTTAGTAATAAATCTGTAATCGTTCTTGTAACCTCTTAATGAGATAGCAGACCAAGACTTTGCCTTATTGTAATTAGAATAATGGTTTGTGTATTCTATATCCATTTCTTCTAATTGTTTTGCAAGTTGTTTTGTAATATCTGTAAATGACACTTGTAAAGGTTTCAATGTATACTTCTCATATACAGGTACTTCTCTATGTTGTCTATCTTCTAATACTTGTCCTGCATTTCTAAAATACACACCTATAATATCTGCAACTGAATTGTATTTGACACCGACTTTTTCAAAGTATGCTTCACTTGCGATTGACTTATCAGGACCACTCTCTTCGTTAATCAATAACCATACATTAGAGTTTGTGTAGTATGCGTCATCTGTTAATGCTGTTATAATATTTCGTCTATCAAACTCATCTGAATAACCTAGATGTTTAATCTCTATATCGCCAGGTAGTTTCTCACCTATGACTACACCAGGAAACATATTGATTTTAGTTTTGACTTTTACTTTAGTTTGATGAATAAGACCTTTACCTAGAAGTTGTATCTGGTCTTTTGATAATGCTTCTGCAATATTATTCTTCTTAAATTTTGATAATTCGTGTTGGGCGTATTCGTTATAACTATTAAATCTCTTTTCTAGTTCTTTTAAATAGTCTAACTCAAAACCTTTTTGCCAAGGCTTTATTTCTTTTGTTGTGCTTTCAACGCCTTTTGATATCGTTTCCACTTATCCATCTCCTTTTCTGCTTTTTTATATGCCATATCAAGTTTTAGTTTACTGACTTTTTGTACCATTAGAATACCTGCCTGATGGTCGTATTCGTGTTGACAAACTCTACTCATCATACCATCTAATTGTGCCTCTTTTAAATCACCTTTCTCATCTTCGTACTTCATCAAGCACTTACGAGGTCTCTTAATGCTAACAAATAAGAAAGGAAAAGTCAAGCATCCTTCTTTCATTAAAACCTCTTCTTTACTTGAAGACATTATTACAGGATTAAACATTGCAAGTTTTAGACCATTTTCTACTGATTTATGGTCTCCTGCAACAAACATATTGAAAGGTAACCCTACCTGTATTGCACTCAAACCTATACCACCATATTTGTGCATAAGTTCAAACATACCTGATACTAATTCTTTTCTATCTTTGATACCATATTCTTCTAACATATGGTCTTTGAAAGGTGCAACTGGCACTCTAACTCTCGGGTCGTTAGGTGGTAACAATTCATAATGAAATGTTTTAGGATTTACACCTTTTCTTATTTCTGCTGTTTCTTCTACAGCAGGTGCTACTTCTGCTTTTGTATCTTCTTTGGTCACTTCTATTTTATCAGACATCAACTATCCTCGTAAAGTTTTGGTATTTCTCAAATTTAATTATGTTAGTAAACTTATCAAACATTATATCACCTTTGTGAGATATAATATAGATGTTTTCTTTTGTAAGTGTTTTGACAATCTTAAAGAAGTCATCTGTTCCTTGACCATCTAAACTACTATCAAATATCTCATCTAATATTAATAAGTTCGTGTTGACACTATTTTTCATCTTTGCGATACTTCGCCAAGTAAATAATAATGACAAGTCTATTCTCATCTTCTCACCTTCACTAAAGTTATTATAGTTAAAGGTGTCCATATGTCTACTTCGTACCGTCTCTTTAAACTCTTCGTCTAAATGAAATGATACAAAGAAGTCCATAGATTGTAAGTATTGATTAATTAACTTGTTCATAACAGGTAGATACTTCTTAATAATCTGTGCTCTAGCACCACTATCATCTACTATCTGTCTCAACACATCAATATACTTTTTCTCATCAACAACATTGTCTCTATCTTGTTTTGTTTTGACAAGTTCTTGTTTTAATCTTACTATCTCTTCTTTTATATTTAGGCCTGAGGTATCTTCTATTCTTAATTTTTCTATCTCATCTTCAAGTCTATCTGAATATCTTTTTAACTCATCAATAGAAGTGTTAAGTTTTGCAACATTAGTTTCTATACTTCTAATTCTTTCTGATACCTTATCAAAGTTAGATATCTTTTCTTCTTGTTTTGTTATCTCACTTAATAGTTGTTTGTAACCATCTTGTAATTTAACTACTGCTCTTCGTTCTTCATCTATCTTATCTTGTCTAAACTCTTCTTTGATATCCTGTGTACAGGTAGGACAATTCTTATTCTCTTCAAAAAACTTCAATGCCTTTTTATGTGTCTTTAAATTCTGGTCTATCTTCGCTTCTAGTTTTTGTAGTTGTGTCATCTTTTCTGACACTTTAACTTTGTCTGCTATCTGTAATTGATTTTGCACTATCTCTTTATTCAGACTTTCTATTCTGAACATATAATCTCTTTTATCGTTTTGTGCTTTTGTAATATCTTTTTGTTTTACATCTATCTGGTCTGTATCTCTTTTAGATAGTTCATTGTAATGTTGTTCTTGTAGATTAACTTTGTTCTCAATCAAGTCTACACTATGTCTCAATGTAGTAATATCTTTTGTAAGTTCTTGTTGTTTACTTCTTAATAACAAGTTCATACTTGCAAAGACTTTGATATCTAATATCTCTTCAATAACATCACGCCTATAACTTGCTCTCATCTTCATAAATGGTTCATAAGAAGATGAACCTAATATTACGACTTGACAAAATGACCTGTAATTTAGTTTTAAGATATTTGTTTCTAGGTACTTCTGATAATCTACACCACTTGCATTTTGATTTAGAAGTTCGCCGTCTTGGTATATTTCAAATATGTTAGGTTTGATACCTCGTCTTACTTTGTATGCCTTAGGACCTATACTAAAATAAACTTCAACAATACTATCTGCATTATTGATAGTATTAATCATCTGGTCTTTCTTAATAATTCTGTAAGGTTTGTTGAACAAGGCAAAACATAAGGCGTCTAATATAGTTGACTTACCTGAACCGTTTTTACCTATGATAAGAGTAGTAGGACTTTCTCTTAAATTTATTTCTATCGGTGTATTACCTGTACTTAAAAAGTTTCGCCAAGTTATCTTATGAAATATAACCATTAATTATCATTTACCTCATTATAAAATTCTTTTGTAATATCTTTCATACGACCTTTGTCTAGTTCAGTATCTAAACTATCAATGTAATTGTGTAAGAAAGTTAGTGTATCTTCACCTTGGTCTACAACATTGACATCTGCACTCGCATTAATATTAAAACTATCTTCTATGATATTAACTTCGTGTGTATCTATCTCGTTGTGTAGTCTATCAATAAATTCACCAAACATATTAGTGTCTGTCTTCTCTTCTACAATAACTTTTAAATGACAATCTTTATATTCAGATATATCTTTTGTTAAGTAATTCTCTTTTGTATCATTGTAAAATATCTTCTTAAATATATTGATAGGATTAGGCACTCTAGTTAGTTCTCTAGTTTGTGTATCAAATATATGAAAACCTTTAGGGCAGTTATAATCTGACCAAGTTATCTCGTATTGAGTACCTAGATAATATATCGTTCCGTTATCTGACTTTCTATGAAAGTGTCCTGATAATACTTTTTCAAATCTATTGAATTGTGCCATTTCTAAACCGTGTTCGTTTATATGGCCTTTGTGCATTTCAAAACCTTTGACTTCTAAATGACCCATTGCAATCTGAGCCGTTGAGTTGTCTATTGCATAGATACTTTCTTCTTCAATATCAGGTGCAATCCAAGGTAAGAACAATATATCTAAACCATCAAAGTTAACCGTCTTCGGTTTCTCATAGATAAAAGGTTCGTTAACACCATCGTGGGAAGTGATTAATTGTTGCATAGCATTAATATCATTTGTATTCTTATAATAGGTATCGTGGTTACCTAGTATAATATGAGTATCAATCTTCATATCCCAAAGTCTCTTCCAAAACTTATGTTGAAAGTTATGTGCCGTGTTATAATTAATAAACTTTCGTCTATCAACTACATCGCCTAAATGAATAAGTGTCGTAATGTTATGTTCTTGCAAATAAGGAAAAAATATCTCATCATAGAAACGATTGAAATACTTTATAAATGCAGGACTATCATTACGAGCACCAAAATGTGTGTCGTTAAGTAGTGCTATCTTCATTATAATACATCATCAGGAGGCCACTTCGTAGCCTTCAATTTGTCCTTTGCTCGTAATTTAAGTTTCTTCAAATTCTTTAAATCAAACCAAGACTTCCAACCTCGGTCTGTTTTTCTTTCCATTTCTTTAGTTAATACTAGTTTCTTTAAGTCTTTGTGTTTCTCTTTTGCTGTCATAAAAAATCTTCAAGGTTTGCCTTTGCCTTTCTAACTCTTTTCTTTGTTGCACCTTTAGTAGTCTTCTTAATAGGTTCGCTAGTCTTCTCTTCTGTTGGTAAATTCTTTTGTAGAAATTCTGTAAATTGATTTTTAAACTCTCTATCATCACCTGGTTGTAAAGTCATATCATCATAGTTTGCTTCTTGTATCAACTTATGTTTGATAGTAGTTTGTTTCTTTTCTTTCTGTATTCGTCTCACAAAAGCATAATAGATTATCTGCGTAAAATACGCAAACGGATTCTTACTTTTAGCAGGATTAAAATTATCCAGATATTGTAAGCAGTTCTCTATGCCATCTGATATCATATCGTCTCTAAATGTATAATTGATAAAGTTAGGTCTATAAGACAAATGGTTTGCGATTTTTAAAAAACACTCACCAATATAATTGGTTACTGGTGGGTTCTTTCTTCCTCGTTTCTTTGCCTTATTACACTTATCCTTGTATTCAATCATAGCAGCTAGAAACTCTTTGTTATCAACATAATGTTCTTTTTTTGTTGTACTTCGTGTTCTTGCCATAATTATCTCACTATACTATATTTTGTTGTTAAGGTCAAGCACCTAACAATTTTTGCCGTCCCATATGATAGGTGCTTGACAAGGTGATTTTTTGGTGTTATATTCAGCGTGTCGCTGGTTGCTAGAGAATATATAGAGTAAGAGATACTATTAATGTATCGTCTTATCTTTCTTTTTAAGGTCGTCAAAGTCATCAAATATTTCCTCAAACTCTTCTCGTTCGGACGGCGACATAACTTCTCGGTCCATTAACTTACGAGTTCTTTCATTTTCTTCTCGTCTTACGAGTTTATCATAATTGTTATAATCTACGATAACACTTCTATAACTTTTAATCATTTCACTACTTGCATTTGTTATCGTCAATATCTTATCTTTTGGTATGGTAACCAATTTATCGTTAGTGTAGCCTGCCCATTTAACTAGAGCAATATAATCTTTGATACCTATGTTTGTTATTTGAGGTACATACTTTACTTCTAATGGTTTGTCTAGTGTAAGTAAAGGTTTGTTTTGTTCAGCGTGAGCAATCTCGCATACAATATCTGTACCATTAATTAACTTAATGATTTTGATTTTAGTAGTGCCGTCTGGTTTGATTTCGTTTGGATTCTGTGGCATAGATTACTCCTTTAGTTCTACATTATGAATTTCATAATCAAAACTTTCCTCATTGTAAATATTTATTCTTTCTCGGAAGTGCTGAAGAGTATAATTTTCTTTTTCTCCATATGATACATCATCGGCTATATCATATAAAGTTGCATTTGTCTTGTTATCTCCTAGTCTTAAACCTCTTCCTATTGATTGCAAGTTTCTTATCCTACTCTTACTAGGACTAGAAAAAATAATATTATGTAAGTTTCGTATATTGATACCAGTTGAAAATGTACCATAACTTGCGACAATAATCGCATTATCCGATTTTTCTGTAATCGCTCTAATTTCTTCTCTTTCATCTGCATTAACTCCTCCGTATACAAAGAACACTTTTCTTTCAGGATCCTTCTGTCTTATAAGTTCTTCTAATACTTTTCCGTGTTTCTCTACATATTGAAATAAACAAAGTGAATTACCTTGTAGACCAACACATAGATTTTTTATGTAATTGTTTCTTGCTTTACTAGCACACAAAAAGTCCATTTCTTCTTGGTATGTCTTATCTCTTAAAAAGTCTCTACTATTCTTTCCGTGTTGCAATATCAAACAATGTATCTTAAACTTCGCTAGTTGTTTCTTTTCTATCAAGTCTGTCGTTTGTGCAACCTTATTTACTGCACCAAACAATCCTTCTAATACTAGTTTATGTGTTTTAGAACCATCTAAAGTACCTGTCATACCTATTCTGTATTTACAATTAGTCATCTTTGTCATTATAGTTGTTAGGGACTGGGATTTAAATAAGTGTGCCTCGTCACCAATAACAACACCGAAGTCTGCAAACCACTTTTTAGGTAGTTTATATACAGATTGCCAAGTAGATATAACAACTCTTTTAGTTGTTTCTTTTTCGTGTCCTTGATATATTCTATGAATATGTTTTACATTATATCCATAATCTCTAAAATCTTTATACAATTGTTCTACTAGTGAAGTCGTAGGTACAATTATTAATACTTTGTTTGCTTTCTTTTCTTTCAATCGTAATAGTTGAAATCTTAATATTAGATACGCAATCAATGACTTACCACTAGCAGTTGGCGATAGTAGTAAACATCTATCCTCTTGTATTGCGTGATAGAAAGCATTGAATTGATAGTCTCTAATCTGTAAAGGTATATTTAATGCCTTACAAAATTTAGCACACTCTATCTTATCTAATGGTTTATTCTTCTCTTTTATCTTTGTGATTACTTGTATATTATTATCTTCACAAAACTTTTTTACATATGGCAATAGACCATAGTATATCTCACCTTTTGCATATTTAAATAATCTTATCTTGCCGTCCCAATATCTATTTCTATATTGTGGCATAAACTTATAACCAGGTACTTCAAAAGTAAAAAACTCACTTAACTCTCTACGAATATCGCTCTCAGCGTCTATCGTTAGATACACCTCGTCTTTCTTCTCAATTATAATATAACGATTTTCTACCATTTTATTGAAACCTAGTACCTAATGTCCAACCTACTAGTGATTTTCTGAAACCTGTTTTTACAGGTAATACTCTATGCCATAAACCAGAATAGAATATAATAATTGTTCCTGGTGTAATTTTATCAAACTTATGAAATGTTGTCTTCTTCGGGTCTGGGTGTGGTACACATATCTCTAACTCACCACCAGTATACTCATCATTTAAACATAATGTAAAACTTACCTTTCGTACCGTTAAGTCTCTATAAGCGTGAGTATGTGTATCTTGGTGCCAACCATAATGATGACCTACTCCGTAAGTTGTATATTGGAAGTCTTCAAACTTCTTTAGTTTAAAGTGCCACATACACTC